TGCTAATGTTATGACTGAAATCATTGCCGTATCAACGAACAAGGGCGGTGTACTGAAAACAACTTCCGTCACAAATTTAGCTGGTGTTTACGCAAGAGAAGGTAAGAAAGTTTTAATTATAGATACTGATAACCAGGGAAATGCAATCATGAGTTTTGGTAAAAATCCTCGTAAATGCAAAGTAACTATTTATGATATTTTGATTCATGGCGATATGGCTGAGAAAGGAATTATAAATGTACATAAGAATATTGACATGATTCCAGCTAACCATGATATGTCTAAATTTGATTTTAAAATTCTTCCTAATTTAAACATGTATCCGAATATGTTTGGATTATTGGCTGTAGCAATGAGAGATATTGTGGATCTATACGATGTAATTTTAATTGATACCCCACCAACTTTAGGATTAGTACAAGGTAACGTACTAGCTTTTGCAAATAAAGTTTTAATCCCATTCCAACCAGAAGCTTATTCTGTAGAATCATTACAAAATATATTAGAAATGATTAAGGAGTTTAAAGAAAAGAAAAACCCTAATTTAGAAATAGCAGGTGTTTTTGCAACATTGGTTGATGGTAGGACAAATATTCATAAAGCATTTATTGATAAAGCTAAAAAATATTGTAAGAAGAATAAAATTATTTTTTTAGAAACAGTAATCCCACAATCGGTTAGATTTGCGAACGCTGTAGCATATGAAGGAAAACCAGCAGTAATCCATGAACCTTATCATGAGGTTTCTCGATCTTACTTTAAATTAGTAAAGGAGATGGCATAGATGGCTAAGAAAAAGGAAACTATACTTGATTTTGATAATGATCCAGAAGTTGTAGAGGAAGAAGAAAATACTCCTATTGAAAACAATAATGATAATGAAAATAATAGTGCTAGCAAAAGCAATAATACTATCAAAAATGCTAGCAATAGTGATAGTATCCTATCATCCGTTCTATCCAAGACTACAAAAAAGCCGAAGAAGATTTATACAGGATTTTATTTAGATGAACCTGTTAAAAAAACAATTGATAAAGTCGTAAAACAAAACAAAGATACGAACAAATCAGAGCTTGTAAATGACCTTCTAACAGCAGCTTTTAAACAAGCTGGATTAATGGAATAGGCCCCGCAGTTAAGCAGGGCTTTTTCTTATGAATTCACCGCTGTTTTATCCATAAAATCATGTATGGATGTCGCCTGAAAAATACGTAAATTGGAAGAAGTTATGTCATACTTCTTATCTGTAATTATAAGAATAGATGGAAAAAATTTAGAACCTTTCGGTTGCCAGGATTCATTGTGCCATTCCTGACTATGGAAGTACAATTCATACCTGTTAATCTTATCTTGCATAATCTTCTTACTGTAAACTGACTTTTGAACCTCAATGAAGAATGGAGATCTGCGCCATATCGTAAATGCATCAGGTTCCATATAATCTTTTCCGTATTTCGGTTCAGCTTTAAATAGCTTCGGTTTTTCATAATGAATCAGTTGTTTGTATACGTCCACAATGCCGAGGAAGTGAGGAATTTTTTGGCTAGTTTTTCGAAGTGTGCTAGGTTGAGGGAAATATATAAATGGCTGCTGTGTAATATTGGCATCCACATGACCATCTCTCCTTAATCGTTTCATGACTGTATTACAGCAAGTAACTGCGTTTTTTATCCCTTGAAAATGTAAATCTATAATGTCATCACGTGACATGCATCTAAAACGCTTCAGATTGCTTAGTATCGCTTTATCTCTACTCTTCATAATCTAACACCCCAAACAATTGATTATCTTCTTGTGGAGGAATCTGAAGCTTCATATCCTCTTTAGAAATGCGGTAAGGTTCAACGATTTGTTTCGCTTTGCTTAATTCTAAATAAGGAGCTTGCACTTTCTTTAATCCATTTAATTTCAATATCATTTGGCCCGATTGCTCTAAGTGTTCTGATCCAGGTGTACCCATGATATTACTGTTAATCGTACTATCACACTTAAAGCCCATTCTTACCGTCATATTAAGCTTTAACTTACCATCCAATACTTTTGCATCAGGACGTTGCATACTGAGCATGAGGAAGACTCCTAGCGCCCTTCCGACTGCCGATATTTTTTCAATGTTGGTCATACACTCTTTTTCATCTTGTAACATTGCTACTTCGTCAATAGCAAGTAAGATATACGATTTCTGATTATCGGGATTCAATTTGTTATATTCATCAATATGGTCCACTTCATACTCTTCCATTAGTTTTCTGCGTTCGCGTATTTCCTTCCACACTTTCTGCAGCATGATCTTCATTTCGACTTCTTCCATACAAACCTCTTTTACATGTTTCACCCTTCGCAAAAAGTGAAATTCAGAGTTTTTTAAGTCGCCCAGGTATAAGTGTAATTTGTCAGGGGACATGTATTGAATGAGTGTGGACAGCACAACACGGACCATGCTACTTTTTCCGCTTCCGGTTTCCCCTGCTATAAGTAAATGCGGTGTATTTGAATCAACCATGTCATACACAATCATATTGCCAAATTGGTCCCGACCTACTACAACAGGAAGACGATACTTTTTCAATAATGGCTGCCACTGCTTATAACTGTATTTGTACGGTTGTAGTCCAGCATCCGAATAAAATACATTGAGCACAAACTTTTTGATATCACCTTCAATCGCTACATTACGTCCTAATATTTGTTGAAAGCAAAACCATTTCTTTTCAATAGTCTTTGGATCCAAACCATTTGGAATGGTAAATACATATCGAACATTTTCTTGTGTGGAAGAAATGTCGTGTATCTTTGGATAAATTGGCAACTTCCCACCTCTTGTTTGATGGTCCACATATAAACCTGCTTTTCCAAACGCCTCTATAAGTTGATTCTTCAAACTTTGTTTATGAAGCCCATTCTTTGATGATTCCCATTTCGCCCCTCCTAGAACATGATTAAGATTTTGATAAATACATAACCAATGAAACAAACTCCACCTATTCTCATTCCGTGATACATTCCATCACTTAAAAGTTTAGCTGCTGCAACGTGATCATTCTTTACAAGATGTTTCTCTAATATCGCTCCACCAATTGTTGTTACTCCTAAAACTCCTAATGAAATAAATGTCGTTAGCATGTAAAACTCCCCTTTATAAACAGAATTTTAAACATTGATTCTATAAGGGGTTATCACCCCAAAACCTTGATAGCATTACTTTGATAGATAACTTGATAGCTACTTTGATAGTACAAATACTAGTTACCTTGATAGCAATTAAGCTATTTACTTTGATATCTGTTTTGATAATAAGTTTGATAGCTAATTTGGTAGCTACCTTGATACATCATATTGTGGATGGCTTGTACATTATTAACACTTTTGTTTAAAAAAATTAAGCTTTGGTAAAAATGTGAGTAACAAAGTGTTTAAGAATAGGAGTGTTTAATTTGTTTGGTTTAGGGAAACCAATATCAAGGTTTGGTAAATTTCTAAGAAAAAATAATATTACTCAGACAGATTTGAAGGACTGGAGCGGAGTGAATCAAAACACACTTAGTCGAATTTCAAGGTCAAACAAACATAAACCATCAATGAGTAACGCTCAAAAGATTATTAAGGCTTTGAAGAAAAAAGGATATAAAGTTGATTTTGACGATTTCTGGATGTAATTAGAAAATAATCTTACAATTCCCTTCTAAAATTGGTATGATTTACTTAATTCAATAGGGATCACCGACACTTAGGGGGAAATATTCATGAAAAAAGCTTTCAAATTCGGTTGTTTTGGGTTTATTGCATTATTTGTAATCCTTGTTATTGCACTAATAATCGATATATCTAATGACGATCCAAAAGAAAAAAGTAAACCGAAAGAAACTGCTACAGTAACTGCAAAATGGGAAGAAAAAGTTAAAGAAATTGCGTCTAGTGATAAATCTACAACTGAAAAGTTTGATGAAGTAAGCAAATATGCTCAGGGTTACAAACCATCAAAAGATGAAGTTAAACAATTCGGTGATGAAATTATTAAAGAATATAAAGATAAAAACTATATTAAAGATGTATCTAACCATGAATACATGTTAAAAAACCTTTTCAAATCACAAATTATTGATAAAAATGCATCAGATAAAAATTTAAAAGATTTTGCTTTTGATTTCTGGCAAAACTCTAAATATAATTACCGTGGCGTTGAAAATGTAACGAGTAGCGCTACTCAAGCTAATGAGCGCCAAATGGATAAAGCTTTAAGCAAAATGAATAAATAGAAGAAATAAAAAAAGCCGCCCAATAGGACGGCTCTTATTTTTTACTTCTTAATATACTCGTACCACCAGTTTCTTTCATCCATCCAAGCTGTAATTTTATCAAGTTCACCATTTGGTAATACCTCAGTTTGTAAGTACGCTAATCCAGTTAATGGATCTGATACAACTTGTCCTTTTGTTCCACGCTCATTCATAGCATTTGCTACTTCCTGAACCATTGAGATACCAAAACCACCAGATTTAACGTATTGATAGCCGCCATTAGAAATAGTTTGCTCTTGTTGTTTATTTCCAATGAACCAAGATAGAGGTTTGTCTCCAACTAAAGAATTTAAATCAACCTTTCCAATTCCATTAAGCCATCCACCTGTTTCCCCGTCCGCGTATTGCCAAATGTCGCAAGGGTATTTAGGTTTAGGGCCACCATAACGAGGAATCCAAAGGAAATCAGCTTTTACATTGTTTAATCCATATTTGTTATACATGTGGTGACTTACATAAAAACCAACTTTCCACCCTTTGGACTTACAACGATTAATGAAGGCTTGTGATGCTTCCGCTATCTTTTGCTCTCCACATGATTTCAATGTATCATCTTCAGTATCTAAAACTAAGAATTTAGCATTAGGACTAACACGAGCCATAAAATCATCTGCTTCTTTGATTGCATCGTTTACACTTACAAAACAACCATATGCATAAGCAGCGTGGGGAATATTTCGTTTCTCTAGTTCTTTTACATATCCGTTATAATATTGGTCTATCATATTAGAACCGTATTGCACACGGCAAATACATAAATCTAATTGTGGACCGAGTACATCCCATTTTATTGAACCTGCATTCCATTTAGAAATATCGATAATTTGTCCCATTATTGAACATCTCCCTTTTTCTCTTCTTGTTTTTGTTTACCGCCCAAAACTTCAACTGCATTTGTCAAAGCTTGTGGAAGGGGAATTCCCATGCGACCAGCATTTTCTAAAAGTGAAAGTAATTCATTTCCGATAAAGAAAAAGATTGTAGCTTCACGAATAGCACTATTTGTCCCTATTGCTAAATCAGCTTGAGAAGCTGCTCCGACCAAAAGAAAAAGCACCACCTTTTTGGCGATGCCTTTGAAACCAACTTTACTTTTTAATTCTCCGTTATAACCTGCTGCAATTACTCCTGTGATATAGTCGATAGCTGCCATGATTAGTAGAACTTTCAATGTTGTATCCCATCCTCCCAAAAAGTACCCACAGAAGCCACCAAACGTAGCTATAAATGTTTTCATTAATACATCAATACGATCCACATTCTTTCCTCCTTTGCAAAAAAAAGCCCACTATTGCGCGCTTATAATTAAATCTTCTCTTCCTTCTTTAGTTAGGTAAGCGTCGACACGTTCCTTGTACTTCAACATAGGACCATCAATTACTACTTCTTGATATGTGTAATATTCTTGAATAATCATCATCGCCATAAATTCGGCCATTTACATTCACATTCCTTTCAATGTTTGCTGCATGATGAATTCAGCCATTGCCGCCTTAGTTACTTCTAGTTCTGCTTTTAGTTTATCCTTTTCAGATGGCTCGGGTTCTGGTTGCGGTGGTAATTCCGGTTTCAATTTAATCCACTTCCCATCCTTGAAAACAGGATCATAAATTAAATCTGGACAAACTTCTAAAGTACAATTTGTTGGGATGTCAGGCTCATATCCTATAACAACATCTTCTTCATATGGTACTTTAATAGTTTCGTAATCCACTTTTCTCATTACACAATCAGGACACTCATATTTGCTAATTGGTTCTTCCACATTCTCCGAATCAGGCTTGTAAGTACCATCTCCAATAGATTGATGAAGCTCACATAATTTCTCTTCTGTGACAACTTCTTTCTGTTCTTCACAGTAGAATGTTTGTTTCTCGATAATCGGTTTTTCGTTTAAAGGAATCATTTCAGTGAATTTACCGTCATTGTCATAACAATAACCGTAATGTTTAGCCATGTGTTCTCCTCCTTAGTTAACTACGTAGGTAGCTACGATTTTCGTTTGCTTGCCTGTAGTATACATTTCGACTTTTCCATCCCATGTGATATTGACACCTACGACACTACCGTCATTCGCTAAAAAGTTCATACTAACAGTGTTAGCAGGTCTAACATCTACAGGTAGTGTACAAATTAAAGCACTAGCAGACCCGACGTTTCTAGTTACCTCCATACGAACGGTAACTGTATTACCTCTTCTATCTGCTATTGGCATATAACCAGAATTGGCGTTTGTAGCATTTTCTGTAAGAATTAAAGTAGCTAGTCCGTCCTTTAATTTAGTTACGACATTGGAGTTAGCTCCTACACGGATGTTCAAGTCTCTCACGTCAAGCACTCCAGTGTTACCGTAAAGAGCCATTTGGTTAGACCAGTTAGCTGCCCCTGTTTCATCAATAGGAGCGACTGCGTAGAAGTTATTTGTCGTGTTTATCGTGTGTCTAACGCCCTTAGAGTAAGCGCCTGACGCGTATGGACGCATATCCCAAGCGGCTGCTGAGCCTCTTATTGTGATAGGGGCGTCGAACGTAGTTTGACCTGTAAACACACCACCTGCCGACCTCATAGGTGTTAAGACATTAAACTCGCCTGTAGTGGTATTGTATTCCCAAACATTTTTATTCCCTATAACGTCACGAACCCCAAAATGGGTATTAGAGAAAGCGTATAAGTTAAATACTTCTGTCCCGTCTTTTTGAAATGCCAGTTTTTTAGTAGATGCTCCTGCACCATTTATAGATAACGGTCCAGTCATCGTGTCTCCACTACGTTTCACGACATCCATTGTATTCAATTTGTTTTGCAATTGAGTTAATTGTGTATTAATTGAAGTCCATCTACTATTAATATCATCTACCAACCATTGTGCTAGATTAATCAATTCTTCTAATTCGGAAATATACGGTCCACTCATTGTATTCCCTGTCATTGCATCAGCTAATGTTATTAATCCGAAATCTTGAGTAGACGCTCTAACAGTTCCGCCTTGTTCAATTGAAAAGTATGATCTCTTTCCGATACCAGCTACACCGAACGTTTCCGGTCTAAAAGTATATTCAAAATTACCTTGCGTAGCATTGATTATTTTAACGCCGGAAGTATCGCGGACATAAGCATTATTAGGTTTCAATCCTTCATAATAAATCGTATTTCCAGTTAAGTTATAAGGAACACCTCCATCCACAACAAATACATTTACAGTTACAGTTCCTTTATCTCCCTGACGACCAGTAACAACTGCATTTAATTGCGCTTGCTGAGTTTTGTTTATATCCAATACTAGTTTAATTTTCATATTGTTTTAGCCCCCCTTCATTATTGACGGTTTCAATGTCGCTTTCGGTTAATACTTTTTCTTCAGTGTGCCTGTCAAAAATACTAGGTTTTCTTTTAGTTGCAGCTCTGAAACCAAATTTCGAAACTTCAGGTTCTTTTTTTACAATTTTAATTTCATACGAAAAATCTATATCTCTATCACTTTCTACAGTAAAATATGTTTCTGTTCTATTCGATACCCAAATATCACCGCGTCCATATTTACTAAGAAATACATGATAATTTTCAGTTTCATATTGTAAAAAGTCAGGAAGGTCGATCCGTGTATATCCATCCACAGTTGATCCATTGCCAACATGCGTATATGTTTCATTTGAATTTAGAGGAGCAAACATTTCTTTTTCAATCGGTTCGGGTGTATCTAATGAATATGTGGAAAGTGAAGCCGCATTAACGTTTGTTAATGTACTTCTAATATCGGCATTAATAATGCTATATCCATTCATGTCTAAAGTTTTCCAAAAGTTGATACGATCCCAGGTTGATAATTCTATAAGAACATAAGAAGTATCACCTTCTTTGTACATGAATTGCGTTTTACCTTCGTTCGAAATGAGTAATTTGTTCGTTGCGTCTTTTCTTATCCCGCCTTTTAAATATGTGCCGTCTTCGTTAAAACTTATCCCGCCACTGTAAACGTGAAGCGGTTTATACGTATAAAAACTAGTACTATTCAAACCGGCCCATGCTGTATTAGCGTTATTCTCCCTTAACAGAAAATCAATACCAGTATCAGAAATTAAACCTAATCTCTTTGTATTGCTTCCGGTAAATAATAATTCTTGAATATAATTTTTCTTAGCCCCTAAATTCGCATCGGAAAGAACTAACTGTCTTGCATTCATCCACATGTCACGCCATGCGAATATTCCTCTAGTTCCGTATGTTGTAGTAGTATCGACTATTTCAAAGTTCGGATCATGCAAATCAGTAGTTGGATTGTAAACAGAAAAACTTAAATATCGTCCTGGTGTAATGTTCATGGTAACGCCTTTTGAGTTATCGGAAACACGGTATTGATAACCTAAACTCCCTATTCGAGTAGCATCGGCATCATAAATCATTAATTGGCCCAGGTTATTCAATTCCATTCGTTTTACGCCATTAACTTGTGATTGCAAACCTTCTGGCATCATTTTAATAGTGTTACCGTATTCGTTGAAACCTGTTCTAACCATTCCGGCATCAAGTGTACCAGTCTTTATGAAATCCGCTACTATTGATCCATCTTTTGTTATCGCAACGCCATATGGTCCATTTACACCAGTTGACGAATAACCTAATCCATTAACATTCCATTGCCAAACCTTTTTAGCGGTCATTTCGTTATTTGTATCCATTATTAGAATACGATCTGGATAAACACGAACGTAAGAACCAAAACCACTGTTTATAAGGTCTGTAGCGTTCTGTCTAGCTTGTTCCAGAATGTTAGGGCCTAAGTCTTGTATTTGTCCTTCAACGCCGTCTATCCTGTCGTTAGCAGTGCCTAATCCTGTCTCTAAATCGTTTACCTTTCCATTTGTAGTATTTAAATTTGAATTCGTCTCATCTAAATTGGTTTCTAAATCATTAACTTTTCCGTTTGTGGTGTCCAAATTACCATTCGTAGTATTCAGGTTGCTGTTTGTTGTATCTAAACCATCTTTCAATTGGTTTAACCTTTTGTCAGCATCACTAAGACCTACATTAATATCAGTTGTTATATTCAAAACTTCATCTTGGATTTTATCAATCTTATTCGTTTTACTAGTAAATGAATCTTTAAAATTACCAAGCGTTATATCAATGTATCTCTCTTTTACAGGATCATACTTATAAGATATAACTTTAGCTTGAATGTAAATTCCGTCTTCATCATGCTGCACAGTTACCGTATCACCCATATAAACAGACTGTAGAACGGCGAAATTTTTATATTCTTCCGTTTGGGATAACTCTTGGAAACTAACTTTATACGATGCTAAAGGCTGGTCCACACGATCTATTTCAAACATAGCGCGTGCTTTCTGCCTTAAGAGTTCATAAGCATCTTTCAACGGTATAGCGTCTTCATCATCAGCGTACTCACCTATAGCCGCTTTAACATTTTCGAATGCCACCGTTTTGATCTTAGGATTAATGTATTTGTCCACATTAGCGCTCGTTACATACTTTTCAGGAAGAAGCAAACCGTCAAAACCAATTGGCATTATTTTAGTTATAGGACTTTGCCAATCCACACTGGCTTCATATCCTAATAAATTTTTCTTATGTTGGATTTTAACACCACGATCCATTCCGCGTTTTTCTAAAATATTTACAAGGAAATTGTCCCTTTTTAATTCTCCACCCCAACGATTCAAGAAACAATTATCTTTACTTGTATCTAATAAGGCTTCTACTGGATTCATTCGTACTAATCGGGCGTTATTCATTTTTCCGATATCACTGAAGAAATTAAATCGGCTAGGGTATTGTAGAGCACCTTTTAATTGAGTTAACGCTCCTATCCCTGTTTTACCTACAATATTTGTATCCTCTAGAAAATTATCAATTAGATCATAGAAAACGTGATAACAAAATACACTTAAAATCCCCATTGAAGCTGAAGGGTTAGCTACCCTAAACAACTGATCCCCATCTGGTGTTGGTACTTGTATTAAACTTTGCCCTTTTATATCTAATCCATGTGGAGAGAATAACGGATATTTGAATGACAGTACGTAAACCCCATTTAAATCTTCTTGAACAGTCGCTTCATGAACAGCATCACTTAATATACCAATACCATTGTGTAAAAAGTCTGTTTCATCTGGTTTATAAAGTTTAATCACACATATCTACCCCTTATTTCTAGTTCGACTTTAGAGACTGTTCCTGTCCACGATATTGTGTTTTCGCCTTCTTTCAATATTGGGTAGTTACCAATCATTTTATTATTCATTGGAAAACTGCCGGAATAACATAACAACAAATCAGAATCAACAACAACTGAATTTGCAACATCTTTAATTTGAAAGGCTATTCCATTTACGTATACAGTTATTGTCCCGCTACCTGTAATGGTGAATTTAGGCAATGAATAAAGTGTCCCATAGTTCATAACAGTCATTCCGGTTACTAGTTCGATAGGTTGCTCAATAATATATTCATAGGGATCTGACTTAAATGTAACTTCGAATTGTCCATACTCTTCGAATTGATTATCAATATCTCCTATGTCCACACTTTTTATCTTTCTATAGACGTTATCATCAGTAAATGAAAGTATTTTAGCGTTTCGTAACCATCGTTTTATTTTTCTTAGTAAAGGTTTTATATTGTAGTCTTCTAATGCATTAAAGTTAATTGTAAATTCTACATCATTAAACCCGTCTTTTTTCGTCAGGTCGCCGTTTTCTCGTCCTGGAATACGAATGTATTCAACTCTTTCTGTAGCCGTCGGAATAAGCGGACGGTCTACCATACATACATGGTAGTCCCGTCCTAATTCATTATCGATCCTAATATCAAACACGGTTATTCCTCCCTATCCCAATGTTTAACTGTTGTCCTTTTTGAGCAAACCAATCATCCGCTTTTTCAAACATCTTATTAAGATCACTTTCATTATTTACAGTAGTGTGGAAAGTAACCTCGTTTTTAATTTCTTGTTGTGGCTGCATGATTGTAAGTCCTTTTGCAAACGACATCGCATCATTAGCTACATTAGGAAGATTAGAAAGCAGACCGTTTCCAGTTAAAGACTTGTTCATTTTTGTTATTGCATCGCCAATTGATCCGCCAGTCGAAGCAAATGAAGCCATAGGAGCAAACCCACGCGCTAAAGCTGGCATATCTGCAGACATAGGTGCTATAGATGCAAATGAAGCGGGAGAAGCAAAACTTGCTGTATCAGCACTAAATGGCATTGAGAATGAAAAGCTTGAAAATGGATTCAATTTATTTAAAATACCACCTGCTCTATTCCATGCATTTGTGATTGTACTTACAATGTTCCCCATGATTCTGCTAATTGTGTTATAAAGATTTTCGAAAAATCTAATTACTGAATTGATAGGACGGAAAACGCCTTCCAATATGCTAGATATGCTATCCCAGTTTCGTTGCACGTATCCTTTAATAGAATTCAAGACATTTGACGTTTTAGAACTTAAACCGTCCCATGAATCGCCAACTTTGCCTTTTACTTTTCCCCACACATCTGACGTAACTGAACTAATAGAATTCCAGTTATCGGACACTTTGCTTTTTACAGCACTTGCTTTATCAGATACGATAGAAGAAATTTTGCCCCAAGCGTCGGAAACAGCGCCAGAAACAGTACCCCAAATTCTAGAAGTTACATCTTTAACCGCGTTCCAGCCATTTGAAACAGTTTCTTTAGCAGCGTTAATTTTTTCGCTAATGTAACCTTTAATTTTATTCCAAACATCGGATATAAAAGTTGCTACTTTATCCCAAACTTCAGATGTTACTTTAGAAATAGTATTCCAATTATCTTTTACAGTATTGTATACTTTGCTTCCAAAATCTTTAACATAACCCCAAATCTTGTCCCATATACCTTGCAAAGTATTAGTAATCCAATTCCAGGTATCGGAAGTTGCTGTTTTTACTGCATCCCACAAACTCGATATAGTGTCAACCAGCATATCTTTATATTTATTGAATGTATCTTTTATAGCGTTCCATGCTTGTTCTATATAAGGTTTTATCCATTCCCAAAATTTAGTTACAGGTTCTTTTATTTGATCCCAAATCAAGATAAAAACTGTCAATAATAATTTAAGTGGTAAAGTTATAATGTCGAACAAGATATTCCAAGCCGTTTGTGCAACTTCTTTCAAACCTTCCCAAAATGCAGAAAATCCATCCTTTATGGCTGTCCACACATCATCACAAATTTGTTTGAACGAATCCCACATTTCAGAAAACCATGTTAAAATACCGTCCCAAATCTCTTGTGCTTTCGTACCAACGCTAGTCCAGAAATCGGACCATGCTGTTTTAAACTCTTCCCATTTTGTAGAAAAATATTGAACTACACTGTCCCACCAAACACCTAAATTAGTTGTGAATTCTTGCCATTTTGTAGAAACTGTTTCCCCTAAACTTGACCATAATTCAGAAAACCATGTAGTAAATTGAGTCCACTTTTCTTTTAACCAATCAGTTATACCGCCCCAGTTATTAAATATAGCTATAGCAGCTACTACAATTGCGATAATTCCAGCGATAGCAGCAACAACGGCGGCAACTGGCGCGCCAATGAAACCAGCAATTACAGTTACAACTATCGTTATTCCTTCAGCTAACATACCGATAAAGCCAACTAATCCACTAATTAACGGTCCTAATTTCATAAACCAACCGGCTAACGTACCTATACCACTTATAAATGGTCCTAGTATCATCATTATCGGCCCCAATACAGTTGCTATTCCACCGATTATAGCTATCGTTTTTTGAGCTTCTGGTGATAACGAATTAAATGCATCGGCAATAGATTTAACTGCATTCTTTACATCCGGCATGATTTTTTCGCCTAAGTCTAAAAGCATTTCGCCAATAGGTCTCATTGCTTCTTGAAATTCTCTGAATGTCTTTTGAAATCTAACACCAAATGTATCTTCTTGAACTTTCTGTAATCTCCCCATTGCACCCTCGGTTTCCCCAAGGCTACTGGTTGCATTTCCCATACTATAAACAGTTTTGTTCCCTAAATCTTCAAATTTCGTTCCCATTAACGCTACGCCTAATTGTGTAGCTTCAACTTGATTATCCATCCCCTTCAAATCGTTTATGATAGCATAGAAGACATCTGAAGCTGGACGTTGACCCGCTTGGAATTCTTTCCACATTTGCTGTGTTCCTGCTGACATTTTTCCCATTGCTTCAGTTGTAGACTTTGATCCATCTTGAATACGAATCCCATATTCTTTAACCAGGTCATTGACATAATCGAGGTTGTACGCACCGTCTTGAGTTCCATTTTTCAGGATATCTAACATTTGTTTAGAGGTGAAACCAGCTTGTTTGAATAACGGCGTATACTCGGCCAAGTTATCAAGGAATTCATTTGAAACATCAAGCCCACCTTGCATACCAACAGTAATGAAGTCCAAGGCTTCTTTTCCTGTCATTCCGTACTGTTTCATTAGCTGGTTAGCACCGCGAGTCGTTTCACCTAAATCGATATCGAATGTCTTTGATAAAGCTAAAACTCCTTCTGTAACCCCTTGTATTTCTTCGAGTGGTACATCCTCCATGTTTTGCCAAACTTTAACGACTGTTTGGTTAACATGATCCAAACTATCTCCCCAGCCATTTCTGAAAACATCTTCAGCTACCTTCCCTACATTTTCAGCGCCTTTTTCCGTCAAACCTAATGATGCTTGTATTTGTTTTTGAGAAGAATCGAAATCAACGGCCCACTTTGTAGCAGCAGCACCCGCAACGCCTAGCGCTGGTGTAACTGATCCTGTTAAATTGCCGCCTATATCTTTTGTCGCTTGACCTAATTTGCTTAATTTATTACCTGTGTTTTCGGCTTGTGTGGCTTGTTCGCGCATTGAAACATTAGCACGTTCCATTTCTGATCTAAGTTGTGATTCAGCCGTTCTAGCTTGGTTTAACCTTGTTTCTAATTGCGATACTTCCCTAGAATTTTTACCGTATGCACTGACAGCAGCCTCTAATTGTCGCTCTAAATTAGCAACAGACTTTCCGGTCATTTCTAAATTTCTTCTTAAATGGTCTTGAGTGCCTGCTAATTTTTGAGCTTCATTACCAGAACGATCTAATTCAGCTCGTTCTAACGCTATTTGAGATTGTAGTCTTCTTGATTCTGTAGCGAGTTCCGATTCAGCTCTCTTCAATTCTTCTAATCTTTGTTTTGATTTACCAGATTCGCTATTTCGGTCTGCTTCTGCTCTTTGTGCTTCTCTTAAAGAATTTGTTGTAGTTTTAACTTGATTAGATAAATTAGATTCGGCAAGCATAGCCTTTCTTAATGCTTCTTCAGCCTTTTGAACTTCTTTAGAATTTTCACCCCACACTTGTTTCGCTCTGTTTAATTGGTCAGTAGCTTCTTTAGTTTTCTGTTTAGATAGTTCGTATTGTTTTTGAAGTGTGGACAGAGTAGCGGATAGTTTGTCAGTATCAGAACCAGTCAATTTCATTTGTGATTGAACTAGTTTTAATTCCTGACTTAACGCTCGGTTCTCCTGGTTTATATCCGCTACCCTGTTTTTATAATCGGCTGTATCGGCCCTAAATTTGATTACGGTTTCTTTTGAAGGCGTCGCCACTATTTAACACTCCCCTTTTCCTCCATCGCCGTTTTCCACCCCAGGTACGCGCTTTTATTTTCAGCTATCCTTTGAACATCCTTTAAAGGGAGATTCCAGAAATCATGTTCCGAAATTTCGAAAATGAATACGTAGAGACTATAAATGTCAACCACATATTCAATCTCGAATTTCGGAAGTTTTAAGCCTTTTTTCCCGCTTTTGCTTGGAAACCTTTAGCCATGTTGTTTTTACCTTTACCACTTAGAATTGCACCGAAAATTTCAAACGCTTCTTCCATGTTGATCTCGTATTGCTGCATGAATGTTTCAAAGTCCATATATTCTTTTGGAGTAGCTTGACGATAAGCTGCATAAACAGTTCTAAATGTGTCTAATAAGTCGATGTTTTGCATTCCACCAGCGCTGAATAACGTGCTTAAAAATGATTTGTTAATGATGCCTTCTTTTTCTAAATTGAATAATGTCCACGCAGTTAAATTTGCATTTACTGCAACTACCTCACCGTTTGCTAATGTGATATCTTTTTTCATAACGAAATCTCTCCCTTTTAGCTAAAATTAAAAGGCGCCCAATTAAGAGCGCCCTACATAGTTAATCTTTTTATTTTTTTATTAAGGTGTAGTAAGTTGAAGGCTTGCAGGATCGAATTTAGTTAACCAATTCGTTGCAACTGTACCTGTTAAGTTGACACCTTCGTAATAAAGTTGTCCGTAAGCATCCGGTAACGCTGTAATTTCTAATTCAAATTCCGCTAATTCTTCAGCACCGTTTTCCACACTCTTGACATATCCAGTAGCAGCAGTGCAGTTAGGGAATGCGATTAAACGTTTGTTACCTTCAAAAATATCAGCTTCTTCAGCCACGAACGAGAAATCTTTCCCGATGCTATCAATGCCGTATGCGTAAACATCCGTAACCAATCCACCGTTTGTAATACCGAAAATGTCACGTAATACTTTTAATTGCATATGGCCACTAATTGTAACGGTTAATTGAGAAGGTTTGGATTTTTTCTTTTGAATAACACCACCACATAATTTCGAAATTGATTTAATTTCTGTTTCTGCATCTAGCTTTCCAACACAACCAAATGGATCGGAAACCGTTGCACCTTTAAATAAAACACTTGCATTTTTAATCTCGACCGCATCAAACACATCAACTGTAGGCATTTAATTTCCTCCTAATTTCTTATTAATTTCTTCTATCAAAGATTCATTTAAAACTTCAACAGCTTGTTCTGATTTCTTATCCACGCCATGATCCATGAAGTTTAAAGGTGATTTTCTTTTGCTTGTCCCTATCCCTAAATCCGGAAATACCAGGTATGCATATTGCGCTTTAGGTTTAATAGTTAAAGTAAGATTTTCCTTTGTATTTGCACTCAAGGACTTGTATAAAGCGGCGTGTTGCTTGTCTCTATCTGAAATCGGTATTAATCCCAATATAGATTTTTCGAATATCGGAAATATTTTCTTTCCTAAATCCCTATTGATAACTGTTTCAGCAACGTCAGGAAGCTGTTTAATATTGTTTTGTAATGAATCGAAATTTGAAAAGTCAACATTATAGTTAGCACACATGTTTAACAGTCCTTGTTAATTCAAATTCAATTACATCTACGAAAAATTCAGTATCTCTTTTTCTCATTTGATCTTTTCTAGTTTTTGAACAAGTGTGACCAGTAGGACCTAGTGAGCTCATGAATGTTAGTTGTAGCAAATCTAAATCTTCCCTGTTTTCCGAGAAGTAATAAACAGTTACATCTTGTTTGTAAGTCACGCCACTAACCCTTTCAAAACCACCAGTTTTAAATACAACATGGTTGATTTTAGAAAGTTTAGATTCATCTTCTTGAACAAGGTCTTGAAAAATCGTTGCGCCTTGAAAGAATGTTTCTAAATGTTCAACTAATTTAGCATTATACTTCTCTATCAACTCACTCGGATTCGTCAAGTTGTTCACCTACCCTTTGTAAATAAAGATATAAACTATTCTTGTACTTATCTGTTTTAATGATGCTGTAATTTTCGTCTCTTAACTGAACTGTAAATTTGTCCACACTCTTTTGATTGAACACAGGTGCATTCAAAACTTCAATTTTCATATCTAATTGACCGCCGATACTGTCAGCGAATTGAATATCCATTTCACGAATAGACGTTTCGCTAAAACGCAACTTAGCAATCTCGATGGGTTTATGTCCTATCACTTTTTTAGCAGCGTTTCTAATAGTTTCCTGCTTCATGACACTAACAAAACCATCGTTAAATGTTTTTCTATGTTGTTCCAGTGCCATCGCTAACCTTCCTTTCATCTAATGCTACTTGGAATGTCAATCGTGAGAGTGGTTGTTCAAAATTAGATTCAAATTGATCTAATGCATTGTTGTATTCATATCGAACACGATTTATCACTAAGCTACGTGCAACTAAATTGACTTTCAGGTCGAGTTCAGCGCCTACTAAATTATTGATATAGTAAACTGAACCCCCTATTAGATTTACGATGTTATTGTCTTCTTCAGTCCATGTAATAGCTAGCGCATGTTTTACATCATCAAGTAAATCAAAAGGCGACACTAACGCCGCCCTTGATTCAATTTCACTCATAAAGGTTCACCCCTTTTTACTCTCCTGGTGCTACTGCTGGCACTGGCGTTGGTGTAGGCTCAACCATTGTTGTAATATCGAATACTAAGAATGATTCATTTTCTTCAGCACGTCCGTTAGCGTACATTTTAGCGATATATAAATCTTCATCTTCAAGAGCACGAGTTTGATCATAAACGTCTAAACGTTGTGCTCCACCTAGTCCTAAGAAGTAATCTTTCGCCATACCTGCAATTAACTTGCCTTTTGGAACTGCATGAGATTTAATAATCTTCCCTGGGATTGGTAATACATTGTAAGCATAAGTTCCATCAGCGTTAGGACGTGTAGTGTAACCGTAAATGCGCGCCCAGTAATCAACTGGGTTGACAATCAGTAATACATTTTCTGGATTACGTTTGCCATCTTTAGTAAGTGGTGCCATAATCTTGCTGCCTAAAGTAAATGGAGAGAAGTCTTTTAGTTGTCCAGCAACAGCTTTTGCAGAATGTTCACCATTCGCAACTGTTAATAAATCGCGCATCATTCCGATCGGCTGATCTTTACCAGTGCCATCCACAATAGCTTGTTCTAATGCGATTTTTAAAGACTCAACTAGAACTGTACGAACGTAACGGTCTAACCATGTTGGGCCCAAATCTAACATTGACTTACAAACTGGCATAAAAGCAGATAATTTGAATTGAGAAATATCAATCGTTTCAAAACCTTCATCTAAAAGTTCTTTATGAGCGGCACATAATTTGCCCCAAAATGCTGTTTGAACATCACCTTTTTTAAGAATCCATTCAGTTAAAGCACCTACGTTTACGAAATTGATTTCGTTTAATAGTTCGTGAGATCGTGTTAACTCTTCAAATACACGCTCAATAACCGTTGGCGGTACTAATGCTTCTGTGCCAGCAAATGAAGCGCCAGCGATTACTTGATTGTAGTATTTCGTTTCTTGACTAGTTAAAACATGGCCGCCACGTGCAGCTAAAACAGCTTGATCACTTGATTGTGAGTTTGCCAGTTGTAGAATTTCGTTTTGAATACCTTCAGCAAATTGAATTAATGCATTATCTACTTGTTCTGGCGTACCAGATGCTAATACCTCGCTTAATTGTTGACGATTTGCAATTTTTGATTCTAAGTCTTTACCCATTGTAAAGTACCTCCTATAGTTTGATAGATTTTAATAATGAAGCCATAAAGGTTGCTGATCTCTCAGCGTTTTGAATACGTTTGTCACCTTCGTTTTCGATAGGTGCTTCTTCTTTCGGCTCTTCAATAACCGGTTCTTCGTTGTCCACACTTTCTATTGAATCTACAATTTCATCACAGAAACCATAAGATTTAGCTGTTTCAGCGGTCATGTATGTTTCGTTATCTAATAACGCTTCTAATTCGTGAAATTCGCCGTTAAAACGATTTCTATATGATTGGATCAAAGCGTCATCAACATCACGTAACATTTTGGCTTGCTTTTCTAACGAATCAGCATTACCGTACGCATAAGTTGAAGCCCTATGGACCATCATTGTTGTATTAGATGGCATAATAATTTTGTCAGCTCCCATTGCAATTAAAGAAGCAGCAGAAGCAGCCAATCCATCGACTACGGCTGTAACAGAAGCCTTATGACTTCTTAGGTAGTTGCAAATCGCAATACCTTCGAATGCATCACCGCCGCCAGAATGAATGTGTAATTCAATTTCGTCAGCGTCAATGTTGTCGAACATTTCACGCGTTTTCTTTGCGTTAATATCGCCCCACCAACCAGCGCCAACTGTTCCATGCATATAAGCAACAACTTTTTTACTGTTCTCCTGATTCTCCATCATTAGGAACTTCGGTTGAATCTTTTCCATTTCCATCATTTTCACCTCCTTCCATAGTTCCGCTTATTTCAGCTCTTTCATAGTTCTTAGTGACATAACGTTTATTGGCCCAATCTTCATTGATTAATTCACCGCCTAAACGCTCGATTACATCGTTAATACTAAGGCCACCAACGGCGAATAATTTGTCCACAGCGTTTGCGAACTTTGTTAGGTCAAACAATTTGAAGTTCTTCATATCAAATTTGATGTAAGTTTTGTTTAAAAATTGATCTCTAGTAAACATCTTTTTGTTGTACTCATTAGCAATCATTTCACCGATTGGTCTAACAGAGAAAAGTATGAAATTATCCAGGTCACCAGTAGGATTACCAGAAGTAGAGATACCCCCTTCACTAATTCCACTTAATAATGATGGTGGTATGTGGAAAGCAACGGCCACAAAGTCTAACATATCTTTTGCGAGATTCTTAATATCTCGTGTATCTAACTTTTGCAGATCTTTACTCTGATCTTCTAAGTTAACTTGCTCCGGTAAGAATAAAACAGATGCAATTTTTTCGGGATTCGTATAATCTCTCATCTTTTCCTCAAAAAGTGCTTGTGCTGCTTTGCCGTTCTCGTCTGTTAAGGAGTTCATGAAACGTCCTTTAATTAAAAATCTAAGTTTTCCATTCCCCTTATAATCAGACATAGCTTTTGCTAGTAATAATCCGTATGAGTTGTACAAGCTATCAATAACTTGATTAATAGACTCCTGGGAAAGTCGAAAATACAAGACTTCACTTTCTTTATAAGTTTTTGTTAACATTTCACCGTTAATTGACAACGAATGATACGTAAACTCAGATAAACCATTCGTAGTTTCGCGATAAAACGAATCAGCTACCCACAATTCTTCGCCAATAGGAATAACCAACGCTTCATTTTCGTAAACAAGGTTATATACAACTTTTGTCCAGAATTCATGAGCATTTTCATTCTTATTAGGTGCTACATTCAATTGATAGTAGTTTAAATGCCGTTTTAACTTGCCATCTCTATAAGATTCGAAGTCACAAGCAATTAATGAACGTGCAATTAAATCAATAGCTGCGTTAACGTATAGTTTTTTATAAGCTATTTCCGCTTTTAATTGTAGTGTTTGGCAATCTGGATCAGGAATATCGCTACTCCCTCCACCTAAAAGTGATTTAACTATGTTTCTAATCCCCAATTAATTCACCTCCTTTAGTTAAAATGACCATACTTTCATATCGTTTATATCGACTGCATAGTCTTCGATTTCTCCATCGAAATTTAAAGCATGAGTGAACGCGAAAAACCCGTCAGTTTTTCTTTTGACAGGGTCGATTTTTTTATATTCTTTTGATCCATTTCCTAGTTCGTCCACATAAATATTCCCACAATACCAACGCATAACAGGATCATCGTGGAAAACAATATTATGATTGATGAATAGATGTTGGATTAACGGGTCTAACATAGCGTGAATATATTGACCACGACGTACTACCTTTACTTTTTCATGGAAACCAGCTTGTTCTAATAAAGGCTGCAAGATTACCGAACGAAATTTATCAATAGCGATGTATTTAATATCGTATTCTTTTGCTTTATCTAAAAACCAATTGATAACACGTTCTGGTTTTATCTCTTTATCGTACACAATGGTGAATAGTCCTTTTTCTACACCTATATCAATGATGTCCTGGTTTATATCCTGCATTTTCAACGCTTCGTGCCATATAAACGTGTGGTGAATCCAAATACGCTTACCATTTACCTTAAATAATAAACCTACGCTGCAGAAGTCACGTAATTCAGCAAAATCTACACCACCAACGCATTGATATTGATGCAGATTGTCTGGTAATTCTTGATCTGTAGCAAGAATATCCTCATAAGTTGCGATTTTATGTTGAAATAGCTGCTTCGGAATGTTCATCCTTTTTGTCATGAATTCTACGTGCATTGGAATGTTGGTCTGACAATCGGCCCATTCTTCTTTCATCGTTTCGAATAGTTCCGTGTTATCTCTAATAGAAGGATTAGCTTTTTCCCAGTTTGCAATGTCTTCAACTTCCTCTTCGGAATCTAATTTGCAGATGAAGGGGAAAATCTTACTGTTTTCAACTTCTCCACTTAGAACCATTCGTGCCTTTTCTTTCATATCATCTAAAACGCCACCACGGACATATCCATCCGTTGTTAAATAGAAAGTTCGGCCATCTTTAACTTTACCGAGCGCCGAACGGAATACTTTAATTGATGCATAGTCTTCATATTCGTGAATTTCATCGAACCAAACTGATCCAGGACGCAAACCATCTTTTGTTCTAGCATTAGAAGTATTGTATTTTAAATGTGATCTGTTCTTTTTATGTTCAATTAACACTTTAGTTGTATTGAAAGACTTCTTCAAAACGCTATTTTTAGGGTTGTCAATTACATTCCGAACATCTTGAAATGTAGTTTTTGCTTGTTGTTCAGAAGTTGCTACCCATTCGATATGATAATTATCAATTCCGAACTGTTTGGACAGCATATAAAAATTATGCCAACCACCATAACCATTTTTACCGCCACCACGGCCCATTAAAATTAAAATCTGATTCCAAACTAAACGGTCATTATCTTTGTATCTAACTCCATATACGCAAGCATTAACAAATCTTTGCCAAGAATAAAGTTTGAAAGGGAAATATGGCTCTGGAATTTTAACACTGTCCTCAATAGCTTTTGCGTCAATATAAACATTTGGATCATCTAAAGTTTTTCGAACTAAGGCCATTAATTGTTTTTGCTCTTTGCATGACCTTATCTCTCCGCTTTCCACACTATACATGTACTCACTAATGTAAGGGTGATATTTATAAGGTAGATTAGACTTCTGCATCATCGTCGTCCACCTCTTCACTTACCGCTTTAAGTCCAAGTTCATTAAGAATCTTTAACATTTGCGTATTAGTCTTATTCAACTCGTTAATGCTATCGTTTTTCTTCATAAATCCATTAGCACCTAGTACAGATACACCGCGTTCTTCAATATCAGCAATCAAATTGTTTTTGATATCCCACATTGCCATGTAATCTTCGACTAAATCAAGAAAATGTCCGTGAATGACACCGTTTGACCTCATTTGACCTAGTAAATCATCACGGATCTTATCTCGTAAGTTAGTATGTTCTTTTAATGTTTCTTTCCAATGTCGCTTACGCCAGGTATCTCGGACAGTTGTTTCAGCAACGCCATATTTTATAGCAATATCAGCGTATGACATGCCATTTTTATAGTCTTCAAAAGCCAATTCATAGTTCTTTTTCTTGATTGTCACGGTATCACCACACTTTCATTAATTAATTTAGATATCGAAATAACATGCATTTTTTCTCTGTTCCGCGCGCGAAAAGCAAAAAATAAAAAGACAAATCTCCCCCCCGCGTTGCTCGGTCCCCCAGCAAAAATTTTTCTAAAATTTACCCGGGGGGTATCTCAGGAATTTTGTCTCAAATTATTTAATAGCTAAACCAAAGAATAGCTCAGCATATTCAATAACAATGTGAGCTTCTGTTAATGACATGTTTAGATAATGTTCTAGCCAATGTTCTCGTAAACTTTTCTTTACTGTTTCAAGTGTAGTCTTCTCGCATGCTCTTGGATTACATATGTGTCTGATTTGTTTGTATGTTGTGTAGATGTCACGTTGAAATACTTTGAATGTATCTATCTCTTTCATTGTCCCTTGTTCTTCTGTTGCAATTAGGTTATCGATTAAGCGTAAGTCATATGTGTTACCTTGAATGATTATACTCACTGGTTGTCCACTACAATAACGAATAGCCATACACTTACCACCTCTCTTCATCTACTATCGTGCAGCGCTTCTTCACTATGTTCTTCTCTTTGTTATGTTCTTTGTTATGGCATTGAATGCATAGTGTTTCTAGGTTACTTAGAACATAAGCTAAGTCTGGTCTGTCCCTCAACTCCTTGATGTGATGGACGTTCCTACCCTTGCTATACTTACCCTTGCGCTTACACTCCTGGCACTCGCTGTTGTCTCTCTCTAATGCCTTAATCCTAATGTTCCTTCTCCAGTAAGGATGCTTATAGAATTTAATAATATTATCTTGCTCATATAGCTTATTAATCTCTTGTATTGTTAGAGGTTTCATTATTCGCCAATAACCAATTTAAAAGTAACTTCTATTTCATTTCCTAATGCAGGTTTACTCACATCTAATAATTTATAACCGGAATTCATTAATTCTTTTTTACCTTCCATGAATAACGCTTGTTCCAAGTTATTTGTTGGATCATAAGTAATAGTTGTTATCGTTTGTACTTTCATCTATGACCATCCTCCTCCAAAATAAAAAGCACCCGAATGGATGCTATAGTTTAAACAATATACTTTAAATCAACATCGATATCATAATAAATTAGATAAAATGTAAGTATAGGTAAATAGAGAAGAATATAGTCTTCTTACAGAAAGTCTTATAATTTCATTCATTAATAATTACCTAACATAAAATGTATACATTATTGTCTATACATATCATTTATAAATATAGTCCGGTACGTGATATTTTAATATCCACGCATAAACAAAAGAGCAACCGTTTCGTTCAGTCGCCCTTTCGTTAATTCTTTATGTTATTACTATAACTCATTTTTACAAGGGTTTCGTTGCCCACAAAGTACCTTACCTAAAGGTGACCTACTAAAAGGTAACCTTTTTATAATCCATCCACAAACTTGAGTACTTTTCTTATCTCCGCATGTTTACGTTTAATGTAATATGGACTGTAATCCAAATCGTATGCAATTTGTTCCAATGTCATCCCATCGATGTATTTCTTTTGAATGATTTTATTATCTAATCCTTCAAATTTACTAATTAATATCTTTAATTCATACATATCGTTCATTGTATGCGCCAATTCATATTCAATGGCAGCAATACGATCTTCTAATTTAGCTCCTTCTGATTCTTCAGTTAAACGAACGCCTCGAAGATCACCATGCACCCAACGTTTTAGTTCACGCTTACTTCTTAATAAATTGTTTTCTAGATAACAAATTCTATCTTCTAAGTTTCGATAATCTTTTAACCATTCTAGCAATGTGTATGCCACCTCACTTATTTTAGGATGCCAACTTGTACGAATATATTTCTCCATGCTGTTTCAACACGATATTTCTCTACTGATTTACCTCTACGAGCAATTGCCTTCTTTATTTTTCGTTTTTTAAGCTTTTTCACCGTTTTTCCCCCTTTGATTTCACCTCAAAACGTATGAATCATTTTATACAGTGTTATTACACGTTTTTAGCCGTTTTATATTATCAAATACCTATTGCATTCGAAATTAATTTAAACGTTTAATTTCCTTATTATATAAAGCCGTTTTTTCCCAAGAAATTAAAATTTAGCTTTTGCTAGCTGCTCTTTTAAGTTCCTCGTCATATTCCATCCGTTTCAAACTAACTAATACATCATCTAGTGTTCTTTTATCGCCTAATGCATCTCTATTCACTTCAATGTGCCAAATTATGTTTGATAATTGCGTTCTTATATCCATATCCATTCCTCTTTTCTACAAAATGAAATTTTTGTTTAGTTTTCTTACCTGCATAATATTTTGATATTTGTTTATACTATAGTTGTAACTTTTTGTTACAACATATATCCGTATCGATTGTAACTTCTAAAATTGTACAATGAAGCAGTTAGCTATTTCGGCTAGCTGCTTTGTTGTTTAAAATGAAGTTTTTGTTTAGTTTTCAATTAGTTCAAGACCGTAGCTTAATTTCAAATTACCTAATACATCTAGCTCTCCTACATACCATTCTCTTCCTTGTGAATCTTCCGCAAAGTACTCTTCCGTTTCTTTGTATAACTTTGCTTCTAGTATTTCGTCCTTTTTAACTTCTGCTATAATTTCATCTAAATCATCAAATTCTTTTGCATCCTCTAATACCCTTACTTTAATTGTTTTCATTCCTCTTCACCCTTCTTGTATTCTCTTAATTTTTCTTGCATTTCATAAATACCAGAATGCACTTTTTTGATATCTTGTTTTAACTGTTCTGGAACATCGTCCACGAGTGCCAGTACCGTATTTGCCCAACTCATAAATTGAGAAGCATTCCCCATATAAGCTAAAGCTTGGAAAACATAATCCTCTTCCAATCCTAACGCTTTTAAATTTTCTAGATTCGGACGATAATCTAATACATTATCTGAAAACCCATTATTAAGTAGCGCTTCATTCATTGCGGATTGTATAGCATCAATGCCGAATTCAGAATATGCTTCGAAACATTCACGCACTGATTCTGGAGTCCATCCTTTTTCAACCAGTTCCTTACACTTTTCAACCAACTCTTCATATGTTTTCATGGCTATCTTCCTCACTTTCTAATAAAATAGCGTTTTTATAAGAAATTAGTCATTCCAACTAAAACAAATGTAATGTTCGTAGTAATTAAATCCTGTAATAATCCCTTTCCTTTCTTCTTTCTTAAACTCAACTTTCACACCATCCATTAATTCTTGTAACTTTTCCGTGAATATTTTTGAATGCATAATATGCTTGTCTGGATTTTCATTATGAATTTTATATCTATGACCTGAATATCCGCTTGCGGCACTTTTAGTTATTACGATTTCCATTTCTTCCGCAAATTCCAATACCTTTTCATCGATGGCCTTTTCCTGAAGTTCTTTCAAATTCCCCACTAATGACATATCAATTCTCCCTTTCACCAAATAACGATTTTATTAAGAAATCTTTTCTAATTCACGTTCAGCAAACCATGTAGATGGATGCTCTACAATGCTGTATTGCACTGTCCATCCTAAGTTGCTCGCATACCACCAATAATCAACTGTAACTACTTCACCAGTTTCTTTAATCCGAACCGTTTCTCCATCCTCAAACAAATGCTTGCTCTCGATCATCCTTTCCATCTCCCTTTCAAATAAAGATTTTGTTCTATTTCACTTCATGGATAATAACTAGCACTCTACCTTCCATGTTTTCGCTCCAAGAGTACACGCAACCCGTTTCCTCTAATACCGCTTCTAAGCGTGGTAATACTTCTTGTACATCCTCTTTCTCAATAATTGCTTTTCCTTTACCCTCTAGTAACTCATCTAAATATTTCTTTAATTTATTCATGTTTACTTACCTCCATTTTTTAAAATAAGAATTTTGTTTAGTTTTTTACTAACTCTGGGTTTTCGTAGATGTTTCCGATGACTTGTTGTTCTACTCCGCTTTCTTTACAAATCAGCCAGCTAGAATTTTTATATACCGCTTGATATACTCCTAATCTCTCGTTATATCGAATCACACCAATTGCATTTACATAACCGCTAAAACGTACAATATCCCCTTCATAAATCTCCTTACCATCCTTGTCTTTTAAACCTGTGTATTGCATTAAATCAATGCGACTGCTTATATTCAATCCTTCGTAATAAATTTGACCGTTATTTGGGTTAAACGAATATCCGTTGTTATGAAGGGCGATCCAACATTTCTTTTCTTTATGCCAAGCGCGAAATTTATTCTTTCTCATTTCCATTCCCCTTTTCTATTCAAATAACTATTTTGTTATAAAACTAAATTATCGTTTTAATAGTGATAGATCATAATTCGATTCAATGAATTCAATGCATAACGTCTTGGCAACTCCATTCCCTAACCTGTCGTAAATAAGTTCCATGTCAGCTCTACTGAAGTTTGTCCCTAACAACTCGTTGAATCTTTGTAAAACGATTCTTGCTTTGTAGTCACTTAAACTCTTCGTAATCGGTCTTGATAACCACGCCATCATCTTGCATTTAAACTCTAAAACCGTTTCTACATCATCCAATCTGAAATAAAGATTAGATCGTCTGTCGAATATCAATTCGTTACTTCTATTGATGAAAGAACCTACGAACACTTCTTTAGTTCTATCTAACAAACTTCTTAAGTCTTCGTGTATTTTCGGTTTATTTTCTACAATTTCAATTTCTTCAGCGACATCTTCAAATACGCTAGCTAGGTAATAAGCATCATCTACGTAATCTGTATGAATTGTAAACGTATTGGCTTTTGTAACAATCGTCACTTTACCTTTTCTAGATCCTTCTTCATTAAATCCCGTTTCGTTAGCTGTAATTTCCATCTTCCATTCCCCTTTTCGATTAAAATAACGCTTTTGTTCAGTTTTATTACCAGCCAAAATTAGTAGGCACATACACTTGTTGTTGCGTTCTTATGATTTGTCTTAAATCAGTTTGCGGCGGCATATGATCTGTTTCTGTTACTCGAATTAAATATCTCCATTCATGTTTCGTTGCTTCAATACCACGATGGATATCAAACCAATCAAACTCAATTGGTGTGCATGTAGGAGCTGTAAATACTTCTAGTTCTCCTGTTTCTACTTTTTCCCTCACTTGCCGATTCACCATACTGTATAGCTTTGTATTTGGTTCTTCCGGCACGTCTAGTTCTACAGGTTGTCCAATGAATTCCGTTAAGCACCCCTCACCTGTAACAAGTAAATGGAATCTGCTGTCAGTTAAGTAATCTTGTGAAAAAATATTAGGAGCTGCTTTTGCTTCTGGTCGTAATTCTTTTCCTCTTGGAACACCATCACTATGCCAATTAGGAATCGCCGGACACATACCAGGCATTAACATATGAACTTTTGTATCTACTACAATGTACTTACGGTCATGTCGTAAATTCATAGATCCAATGGCTGCCTTTGTAAGTTCTCCTCCGTATTTCAGTGCATCATCTAATGAAGCGTTCCATAATGCCGGTGTATTCTTTAATACTTCAATACTTGGCTGTTCAATTGTTTTATCGTGCCCTATATGAATTGGATTTCTATTGAATTGAAATTTAACTGTTTTCATTTTTGATTCCCCATTTCTATACAAAATTCAAATTTTGTATTACTTTACCCCTGTACTCCCGAACCCCCGATTTCCTCTTTCTGAATCAGATAGCTCGTCCACTTCTTCAAAATGAGCTGTTACTACTGGCGCTATGACGCCTTGAGCAATTCTGTCACCTTTGTTAATTTTAATTACCTCGTATTTAGTCGCTTTCGTAACATTGAAGTCGTTATCTCCAACAAACGCTCCCTTTAATAACCTTGGCTGTGATGCATATTCAACGATTGAAGTATTATCTGCAATCACGCCAACCTCACCTCTATATCCACTATCAATAGTTCCTAAAACTACTCGCAGTTTTGTTTTACGTGACATTCCGCTACGTGGTCTTATTTGCATTTCATATCCGGGTGGTATTTCAAACGCAAGCCCTGTAGGTATTACCTTTGTTTCTCCTGGCTTAATAATTACATCCTCTGCAGCTACAAGATCAAAACCGCTATCCCCTGGTTTCGCATATCGCGGCAACTCCACATCTCTTACTCGCTTTATCTTTGTTCTTAAGTTCATTCTGTTCCGCCCCTTATAAGTAACTTTTCAACTTCTCTTTCCGATTCTTAAGCTCATCCAAAGCTTTCCTCGTCTTCTGCCTTTCACCATCCATCATGACTAGGTGATATTCCAGATTACTAATATCGCTTTCTACCTTTTTAAGTTCACCTTCCACCTGTATTTTGGTTTCTTTCTTCATTCGATCCCTCCTACAAGCCTATCGCTGACATTATTTTTCCGATATTTTCATCAAATCCAATTAACGGTTTATAATCCGTCGAACCTTCTTCCGGGTTAATAAGAAATGTAGGTAGCGAATTCGATTTTAATTGTTCCGTTAAAAATTTATAATCATGATCATTTTCATCTACATTTCTTTCAATCAATTCAACATTTTCTTTTATTTCTAGTGGTAGGTTTTCAAAATTTGCTTTCGCTCTCATGCATTTCGAACAAGAATTTCCTGTAAACATAACGATCTTAGTTGCCATTCTCTTCATTCTCCTTCGCTTCCATTAATAATTGAGTTACTTCATAAGTCCCATGCTCTGTATATTTCATTGTTCTTCCTCCTCATGATTAGATAATAGGTCTTCTAATGCAATTGCCGTATTTTCGAATGTGTGCCACTGTCCTTTATGAAATCCTGATAACCCTAAATCTCCATTATCAAAAGCTTTATCAGCATCTTTCCTGCTCTCAACTGCCGATTCACGTAATCCTTTTATAAATTCTTCAATCGCTTCTCTCATCGCTTAAACGCCTCCTATTTTGATTTAACTAGCGTATGTGAATCTCTAGAGCCAAACTCTATCCAGTTATAACCCCATGGGTAACACTCTCGATGCCATTTGAAAGTAGGGTCTAGTCCACAATATCTCTTACTGATACGCATAACCTCTATAGGTATATTTGTGTCTATCAGCTCTGCAAAATAATCCTTATTGGCTTTCTTGATTTGTCTATTCCTTGTATGTCTCATTCTCCCCATCTCCTTTTATCAATTTAAATAATTCCTGCTCACTCATTTCATAAAGTTGACGGCCTGTTTCTTCTTCTTTGTAAATTCCCTTATGTATCAAGACGTCGATATAAATTTGTTTCCTGTCCATTGTTTCTCCTTGCTTAGAAAATACCTGTTTTAAGGTAAAGTTTTGCCCGATAATAAAAGTGATAATATATCCAGTTACCACTGTATTTGTTATCTAAATACACAATTTCAAAATTGTATTTCGCTTTGAATGTATTAAGTCTGCCAAGTAATGCTAATGGATTGTATTTTGAACGATACTGTCCTTTTAGCATCTTTTCATAACCTTTTAGGTCCTCCACAATTAGAGTGAATGGAATGTCTTTCGAACGGATTAACTCATTTTCGAAAGCTGTTTGCGTATCCTTTTGTAAGTTACCTGTGATCTCATCCATGTGCGCTTTTCGTTCCACTCGGCTATCTAAGTAGATATCACGAGGTATTCCAAGTTCTTCATTTTTCGGAATCATACAGCCGTAATCACCGGTATCTAATTTTTGATTTTTAATCGGTATCCCCTTTTGATGTAAGTAATCAAGAATATGTCCATTTACGTTTTCACGAGTATCAATCACGATCGTGAGTGTTTTAAGGATTTTTTCTATTTCTTTATCTGTGTAGTGAAAGCGAATCATTCTTACGCCCCTTTCCTTGCATATAAAACCGCACGTTCATATATCTTTCTAGCCATTGCATTTGATTCATCATTTTCAAATTGACGATAATCATCATACATGTCTGTCCATCCGTTATTAGCAAGAATTATTGTCCAGTCATAGAACATTTGTAATGAATCTTCATCTGCAAGTAACCATTCATACAACTTTTGATTATGCTGCCATCCACAGAATTGATAGAATATCTTTAGGACTGTAACTTTTTCGTTATTTGCATCCTTCCAGGACTTAAACCAAGTATCAATTCCATTAAAATTTTGTTCAGCAGCTTGCATAACTTCCGCTGGAATTAAATTTTGTCTTGTTATTCCGATTCGTCCATCCTTCGGATCAAGATATATATTTGCGCCCGATTTCCAAATTGCGCTTATAATTTCTAGAACTTTCAAACCTCTCACCTCGGTTATCAAAAACTACTAAATTGTTACTGAAAAACGCCTAAAATCGCCATGTGTTACTAAAAAGTAACACGCTTCAGCCTTAGAGCCGCAAGGGATTGAAGCACTTTTGTTATTTTTGTTACCCGTTTTGGGTATAAACGCTCCTAATAAGTACTTATATATATATTATTTTTTTGTTTATATATATTTTTAATAACAAAAGTAACAAAAAGAGTATAAAAAGTACCTTGAACCCTTGGTACATAAGGGTTTTAAGAGATTTTAAATGTGTTACTTTTAGTAACACTTTCGCTATTTCCATCGTTTTCTAGTAACTTTTGCTGTTTAAAAGTATTTTTTCGGTCTGTTAAAGTAACACCCTTGATGTAATACTTATTTCCGTTGCCACGTTCTCGCTTGAATCCTTGGGATTCTAAAATTCGATAAAATGCTCTATTTTTTAATTGATGCTCACCATTTCTGAAACACCAATTGGCATAAACTTCATATAATTCTTTTGCTTCAATCTGATAATCTTCTCTTTTGAAACAACATTCGAACATAAACGGGCCGAGGATATCCATTTCTTCCTTGTAATCACCTGTTGCCTTCATAACAATTGCAGGATCATTTAATCCCGACTGCTGCCACTTCAGACAACCTTCAATCGCCCAGTTTAGAATACCTGGCATTTCCAAGCTAAGTTTTTCAGGTAGCTTCTTATCACGTTTTTCCTTTGGTAACTGTAGATTGAATGGAATTAAGCGAATACGTCTCCAAATCCCTTCATCTACTCCTTTAATTACCGGCTTATGGTTTGTAGTGAAGAAAACTTTAAACTCTGGTATGAACTCAAAGAATTCTTGTCTAAGAAACCTTGCTAATACTGGCTCACCGCCTGTTATTTGCTTTACAAAGGCTTCTGATAGTTGTTCGCCATCTTCACTTTCAATCGCTGATACAAAGCGTGAACCAACTAATCTAGCAATATCGTTATTGGCTCCTGTTTCTTTCTTTTTAATGAAAGTATCTGATTTAGCTTGTCTACCATAGTCGCCCATAATGTCTTTAATAATATTGATGAATGTGGATTTCCCATTGGAACCTCCACCGATTAGGAACACCATGATTTGCTCTGTAATCTCTCCAGTAAGCGAATATCCGATTAATCGTTGCATGTATTCAGTCAGTTCTTTATCACCCTGGAAGATTTGATCTAAGAAATTAAGCCATTCCGGACACTTTGCATTTTCATCAAACACAATATTTGTGATTTTTGTTAATCCAAGTTCCCGATCATGTTGCTGCAGCTTACCTGTTTTTAAATCAACAATGCCGTTTTCAACATTTAACAGATATTTATGTGTATCAAATTCTTGTCGCTCTCCTGGCACCAATGGCATAAGGTCCTTAATACTATTCATTCGGACATTTCTACGCTCACACATTCGCGCCCACTTTGCTTCCGCTTCATCTTCTGATTTAGAAAGGCTACGTAGTACTTTTGCTGTAATTCTTTCAATTTCTTTTTTCGTATCTATGCGCCAACGCTTTCCATCCCATATAAACCAACCAATATCATTAACGAATTTGATTACATGGCCATATTCATACGCGATACGTTCTGCATTACCAAGCTCAGTGAGTTTAAATTTCCTTTTAGGCTTGTCCTCCACAACTGCAGCTACATCTTCATTAATAAAATCAAATGAAAATTCTTCGAATTGCTGTTTGTTGTCTAAGATAGTTGTAGATGTGGAGGAAATAGCTTTCCCTATCGTTCTTTCACCGTATGTTTCGTTTGTATCGCTGAAATGGATAACGTCCCATTTATCACGCATTAAGTTGGTTTCGCGGAACATTGCATCCATTCGAGTTGACGATTTCCCTGTCCAAAATGCTAAGTAATTACATAAAGCAAGGTCACTCGCTGAATGATCATCATTTATTAAGCTACCGTTGTACAATGAACGAATTTCATCACCATTTTTACTACGGAACATTTTCTCCCAAAGAGATTCATTTGAAAGTTTAATTTCATCTTTCTCAAATTCCGCTAAATTGACGCGTCCTTGAATGTCGCTATCATCAAAATATTGTTCGAATACTTCCGCCAGTTCATCCGTACGATCATACACATCATTAGAATTTTCACGGTTACCTGTGAAGGTAAAGAATCGACCGTAACTGTAAATTTCTAAACCATGCTTTGTATTCTTCCTTCCAGTACCTAATACTGATTGTGGAAGGCTACCTTTGATGATGATGTGGATGCCTTTTCCTGATGGCGAAAATTCTGTATAGCTATCTAATGTATCGATAATCTCTGTTGCAAATGCATTTGTTTTTCCGTCCGTAACACACTTATCAATATCGATTCCAATGTAATTGTCCTGCCTACTAAACACGAAACCTATTCCATCATAGTCGCCTTCCAAATAAAATTTGACCGCTGTCGCAAACGTTGACCAGGTACGTCTATTATTTGCTTGCGCCATCTCGCCAGTTACCTGGCATGGAACTTTTGTCTGCTTACCATTTCGTGTTTCAAACTTCCACAAGATCCACTGAGGAAGGGCCTTTAACTCGGCAGGAATTTCATTAAAATTGTATGGATTCTTTTTCATTTCGCCCACCATTTTTCTTGAGTAATAATTTCTAACGCCTGTAAGCAACGTTCACGCTGGAACATGCCGAAATGACACTCGTTACTACTTATCCTTAATCTTTCTGCTAAACATGTATATAGACGACCTCGACTAGCAACCCTTTCATGCCTCCATAGCTTATCGAAAATCTCATGGCATGCTTTACGTAAAATTTGTACATCTTTTGTTGCTAAAGTACCGAGTGGATTCCCATTACTATGTGTACCAACGTTTGCTTTGCAATCGTGACAGTAATAACATTTTCCATTTCCGTATTCGCGACCATAAATTATGGAATTACTTTCCTTTTTAACTTTTTCTGATCCACAATTATGGCAGTTTTTTATTGTTTTCATGGTAAATCACCTCAATTTGGGTATAAAAAAGAGAAGTCGGCAAAACCAACCTCTCTATTTAGTTATTTAGAATGGTAGATCATCGTCACCAAGATTAATTGGTGGTCCACTTGGTTGAGGTGGAGTTACATTTGATGGTGCCACGAACTTGACCTTAGCAAATGTTTTATCATTCTTTGTTTCGTGTTTTACGTAAGCTAAAACTGTTTTACCTAAAATTTCATGTACAACAGCATTTAAATCTAATTCCTGTTTACCTGTGTAACCACAAGCTTTTAAGAATGAGTTGCGTTTCTTTTCAGTGTCTTCTTTATAATCCGGATTACTACTAGTTAGATATAGAGTGTTATATAGGATTTTTGCTCCTTGATGCTTTTGTTCAATATCTGAGCGAATTTCTACATCGAATCCAATAGAATATTGACCTTGCCATTCTTTTGCTTCAGCAGCTATCATCGTAACTTCATATTTACCTTCCTCTACAAGACCAAATCCTTGTGATACATTTTCTTCATCAAATTTAAATTTAAAACTCATTTTTTATTCCTCCAATTGATTTATTGTTTTATTTAACTCTTCATTCCTCGTTTATATCCCACAATCCTGACCAATCACATAACTTATAAAGACCGACACCCATCAGAGCTAGCAAGTTAGCAAATAACACATTGAAAAGAATCTCGTTAGGTGTATTTATGAAGTAAACCGTGGCTCCAAAACTAACCGCTAGCACTAACAAGTAGATCGTTCTCATTGTTATTCCTCCCCGTTTACTGGTATCAATTCTTGTTGTACGCAACCTTTACGCTGATCCAAGTGATTCTTAGCAAATACACTTTGATTACCTTCTAAAACAAATCCTCTTGTACCATCAGCTTTTTTAACCAATTGACCAACAACATGAACGATTCCCATAATGTGATTAACGATCTTATCCCGAATATCAGGGATGAATTGCGTGTATTGCTGCCCATCATCATGAGTGATATTTCTTGTCGTCTCCCAAGCCGTGAAAATAACATTTGCATCTAATGAATTAAATGTTTCTACTAACTTTAGAAGGTGGTTATCTAGTAAAGCGTAATCCTTTAATTCCGGCATACCGCTTTTTGTATTTTCACCTTTTTTAAGTAGCCATAACTTTTGATAATGTGTTAAGTTATCGATGAATATATTGTCATACTTACCAATATTCGCTTTTGCTAATGCGTAAAACTGTGAAATGCTATCATGTGGATTTTCACCATCGATTTTGGCTACATCTACATTTTTATAACCGGATAATACTTGTGTGGTCCCATCAATATCCAGGGCTAATGTTTTGCCTGGCAACAAACCAGCAACCGTTGTTTTACCGTTACCTGGTTTTGAATAAATGATTATTTTTGCTTTTTTACTTTTGGTAATGGCAGCACCGTTTGTAATTTCCAATTAATTCACCTCTACTCTTCCTAATAAATAATCTGTTGATACACCTAAAGCAGTTGCTAAATCGCATAATACATAAATGGTAGGTCTAGAATCCCCAATTTCATAATTCGAAATCGTACATCTATCTTTATTAATCATTTCTGCTAATTCTTGTTGAGTAAGGTCTTTCTGTTTTCTTATCTCTCTAAGCCTTGCAGGAAACATAATATTTACCCCTCCGACATTTGCTTTAGTACAAAGATTGAAGCTTCAAGATCGTATATTTTGCTTGCAACGTCCCGAATGTTCTTTTCAACAATAGGCTTCTTTTCTATTAGCCGCTCTAATTCTCGTTCATGTTCGCCTAATCTTCGTTGTTCCACACTTAATGACTTTTCTAATTCTTCAATAGCAGCGTTCATTTATGTTCACCCCAATCCAATTTAGATCCACAACCTGGACAGTAATTAAAATCATCTTGGAGATACGTTTCACATTCATCACAAAACGGTTCAGCTTCATCACCAGCCGAATGATAACTTTGGAATGCAGGTGTCCATTGCACTTTTACAGTCTCTTTCACTTCACTCACCCGCAACCTTCTTTATGGAATGAGACTCTACATATTGTTTGATGCAATCTGTTTCATCGTGTATGTAATCACCATCAATTTCTCGGTACTCTTCACCCAAATAGATTTCTTTACTGCAACTTTGACAATGATTCATCACGTTATTGAATGGGGAGTCCTGACGGTTCCCGATTACCATTGAATTTTCGAGCATTTGGTATCCCTCCAATTTTCTCTTCCATCCTTTCAGAAGTATAAATAGAGTAGTAGACCACATTGTCACTTGTAAATGACACTTCATATGGATATTCTTCTGATTCACGATTAATTATGTTTGGCTTTATTCTGTTTTCACCTAATACTGATTCGAATGTTTCATTATTAAGTAAAACTTCATTACCACGAACACTGATAAGACCTTCCTCATTTCCTGCTAACCGTAAAGCTTGTACAGCCTTACTCACTTCTTTAATGTTCATTAGCAGTTCACTCCTTTACATGAGTTGAATTCATGCTATAATCATCTTGAAAATTGATTTTATCTAGATCACCTGCGCCAACAGGTGGTTTTTCTTTTTTCTAATTTCACCTTTTATAACTCGTTTATAATCAGGATTGATTTTTTTATAGGCTCTGGTTTTCCTCTTATTGATAGCAAGTCTAGTTTTTCCAAGTTCTTTTCCAATCTCTTCATCTGTAAAACCATGAGATTTTTTTATTAATATCAATTTTTCTTCAGAATTTAATTGATTCATAACTTCTTGACATTGTATCGAAATTATAACTTCTTCTTCCAGCTTTAGCGGATCTACTGCGTAAAAACCATTTTCTGATTCTCCATCTACATAAAGGTCAACAGATATAAATTTCATTGAATTCCTTTCTTCAGGACTACAGCTTCTACTAACTTTAATTACTTTTCCTTTTTCATGAAGCTCATTAATTATCTTCCATTTAAGAGTTTTTATTGCATAGGTATTAAATGCCTCAGATAATTTTGAGTTATACTTCAAACAAAGTTCCCACAATCTAACTTTCCCAATTTGAATTAAATCATCTAATTCCATATTGTTTTTTTTAGCAACTTGAGATGCTACATGATAACTTCCAAATATTTGTTTAATTGATGCGAGAACAAGATGTTCTTTTTCTTCGAACAACTCTTCAGGTGTCATTGTCTTTTACCTTCCCTTCATTATTTTTCCAAGAATCTTTTAATCGGTTTATCTAGTAAAGCTGCAAGCGACATCACTACGCAAATTATTACTGATAAGATGAATAACGAGAATGTACTTTCTTCCATCACTTACCCCTCCTTTTCAGAAACCTTCATTCTTTTGGATTTTTTAGCCCAGTATCGTTGATTTGCTGCTTTAACCTTTTCCCTGTTTTCAGCCCTCCACACCTTCATGTATGCATTTCTTGCTTCACGAGCTGATAACTCTTCATTCTTTACCAAAGGTAAACACCTCCTATAAAACTTTTCAAAATGTAAAGTTTGCTTTAAAAATAAAACTTTACGAAATGTAAAGTATCATCTTCATCTTTTTCTTTATCTTCATCTGATAGGCTTATTGTACTACTAAACTTTACTAAATGTAAAGTGGTAAATTTAAAAAAATTAAAACTTGTCTTTTCGCAAATGATTAGTGTACAGTAAATATATAAAAATAAGATGAAGATAAAGATGACTTAATGGAATCTTGACATAAATCATTAAATAGAAATAGGGGGTGACAATATGTCTGAAACTATGGGGAGTCGCATACAAAAAGTTCGTAAAGAAAAAGGCATGAAACAATATGAACTCGCTGAAGCGATCGGCGTAAACTTTACAACAATTTCATTATATGAATCCGGTAAGAGGGAACCACGTAAAGACATAATGGAAAAGATTGCACTTGTAACTAACGTTTCTGTTGATTACCTTTATGGATTAACTGATAACAAAGTTTTAAATCAGGAAAAATTAAATAAAGAAGAAATAGAAGCAGCAAAACTTATGGAACGCATTATGAAGTTACCACCTGAAAAGAGAAATATAATCAATAATTTAATCGATAACTTTTAAAAACAAAAAAAGAGAGCTTTTCAGCTCTCAACCTTTTTCTCTCATATTCTTCTTTTTTCGTCAAATGTCTGTTATTATGAGGGATATATACATAACTTTTAAACAACTAAACTTAAAAATAAAAACAAAAAAACCCCAGCAACAGTTTTTAGATGGTTGACAGTTTGGCGACCGGATACCATTTAAAAACTCCGAAAGCAGAGGTTTTGTGAACTACGTATTAAATTGATACTTAAATAGTATCATAAGTTTAAAAAAACGTAAACACAAATCCTCTATTTCTGCATACCCAATTTTAGGCTGGGAAAGAAAATGGAGGATTTTTTATTATGGCTAAAATGAAGAAATGGAAATTAAAAAAAGAATATGTGGAAGTACCAAACAAAACCGCATTTTCAGTTGAAACGCGTAAGAATAATGATGATCCAGAAAGTTGCCTTTCATTACAAGCTTTAGGATTGATCGTTAACCTCTGGTCTTACAATACAGAAGAATGGGAATTACATAAAACAGAATTGTACAAGCGTTACGGTAAAAACAAAGAAACATCCGTAAAGAATGCTTGGAAAGAATTAATGGATGCTAACTACATCATTGAATATAAGTTCCGTGTAGGTAAGCAATGGGATTACGAATACTACTATCGTATTACACCTTTCACAGATGAAGAACGTAAAGAAATCCTTGCTTATGCTGAAAAAGAACACGGTCAAATTTGGGGACTTGATTTTCAAGACCTCAAAATGAAGACCTCAAAATCAAGAGATAATAAAAAAGAATTAAAGAAAGATATTATTAAAGAAAAAGAAGAAGAAGAAATTATAACTAACCCTGTTACTGAATCTATGATTCTTGATTTAATGAATCAAAAGATTCAAGAACGAGAGATTACAAACACAAAAACTATTAAAGCTATCCACGATGTTGTTTCTAAATGTAAAGCGATTGGATCCACTGATTTAACTGCAGCTGAAAACTATGTAATAAAAGTTGTGGAAGAAAAAATGTCTAAACTTGGCCAGAAACAGAAAGTAAGGACTGGTAAAGCAAAAGTATCAGGTAATAAAACAATACGCACTGAAATGGCTCCTGATTGGTTAAAAGAAGATACATCATCAATTGTGGAAGACAATGGACAAACTACTGAAGATTTAGAGGAAAATCAAAAACGTTTAGCTGCCTTATTAGGTAAAAATAAAAAAGAAGAGAACTGATTAACAGACCTCTTCCACATTGAGTAAAATAATGTAATATTTTACCGCTGTAAATTGGGAAACTTTTCTACTATGATGGAATTATATTACAACAAGTCCTTATTTCTAAGTAGCATGTCAGAGTAAACAGCCATATGTCTTGCATATTGCCCTTGTTCACGCCCGTCTAGCTTACTGTAGTCCTTTTTAATGTCGCTTAATAGTAAATCTAACAAAGGGTCGTTCTGTTCGTTCTCGAAGCCGAGAAGCGTGTCTGTTGTAACATTAAAAAATGAAGCAAGAATCTTCAAGCTTCCGAGATCCGGTTCATATCGATCTGTTTCCCAGTTCTTGAGTTGACCACGAGTAATACGTGTCTTTTCAGATAATTGTTCTTGTGTTAAACCATAAGCTTTTCTTAAACGTTGAATGTTTTGACCGACTGTATTTTTCATAGTTTTGAGTATAATTACCAAAATATCACTATACCATATTTGGTATGTAACAGGACATTAATATAAAATTTGTCCCTGTATGGAACTGTAAAAATAAATATAGAACAATTGTTCTGTTAGTGGTAAAATATTCATGTGCTATCAAATTATTAGTTAATATGTAAAATTGCATATGCACCGAAATCTTGATTTATAGCGATAAAAAAACTTTCTCAATATTTAATTTGCGAGTGTATTGGTAAAATTGTAAAAATTCGTGATAAAATTTGTTTAACAAAAAATGAACGAAAAAAGACCCATATGAGCGTGTTATCAAGGAGGCTCCTACACTCACCTTAATAACCGTTCCCTAACCATCGCTTAGGAAACACTTGCCACATACGAGTCACATCTAAGTATAACATAAAAACGCAATATTCTTCCCTCGTATTTTGTTTCCGCCTTGAGAAAATCCTGTTAGGATGTGGTTCGTTTTTCTGGAAGGGGAATATTGTTGTGGAAAGATTAATTAAAAAGTTAGATGCAGAAAGAGAAAGCAAAGATATCAAAATCAGAGGATTAGCAAGAATAACTGGAATAGACCGAAGTGTAATTGAAGAAGGTTTATCAGGCAAAACACAAGAAATGAAATTAGAGAATTTTATCGCTATTGCATCTAATGTGTATGAAGATTATTCGACTAGAAAAGAAGAAATAAACAATTTTATTCTACGATGCGAGAAGGATTTAAACATTGTGAAGGCACTTTGTTACTGCCAAGGTCAAGGCGAATACGATGTGATCTCACAACTTATAGATAAACACAAGGGAACTAGGACGTTAAAAAAATACTTAACTATATTTGAACTATATAATCAACGAAATTTGAATAAGAAAACAGGTAAGGAATTAGAAAAAGCACTTGATGAAGAAACATTTTCTAAGTTGCCAGAATGTCAGGTACTTGTGAATATGCTATACGGATTTGCAATGTACGACATTCCGAACTGTCGGGCAATCGTTCCTTATTCAGAAAAAGCAAAAGAAAAAATACCTTTAATTAAAAATAAATTCATTAGAGAATGTTTAGAAATGCAATATAAAGAGAGAGCTGCATATATCAAACTATTATCGGATGAAGTAGAAGAATCTCGTAAGGTATGCTGGGACATTATTGATACAAAGTCAGACTATCAGATGATAAAAGCATCAGCATATTGTTGCTTAGGGGAAAGCTACCAATATGAATGCTTAGAAACGTCGGAAAAACACCTTTTAAAGGCCATAGAAGTATTAGAAGAAAATAAAATTGATAAAAAATCAAAAAAATATGGCTCGTTTAAGACAACTTTAGGACATATATATATAGACAATGCTTTCCACATTGAAAAAATTGAACACGAGTATTTAGATGTGGGAGAAGAAGCTCATTACCAACTTAAATTCGGTGATGCTGAATTAGGGGAAAAATTATATTCCGAAATGAAGATGACGCCCCATAGAAAAGCATCCCGCGCTAAAGTAAAAGGTGATATAATAGCTTTAAAAGAAATTCTTCTAGAATTTGAAAGAAGTGGAAATTTGTTCTATGCAAATGGCATAAAAAGAGAGATAATAAAGGACGAGGTGGAATAAAATGAAAAGTTTATTATTAAGCTTAATTTTATCATTAGGACTAGGAACAGGTGCAGCAAGTGCACAAGTAGACACGCAAGCTCCTGTAGACCAAGCGCCAGTAATGTACATGCAAGTAGATCCAGGCGGTCACTAGTAAAAAATAAGTAACTAAATATACTTTAGTTAACAACTACATATAATCAATTAGAAAGACGTTACTATTAATTTAGTGACGTCTTTCCTACTTTCTGGGAAAGGCTGATTTTATATCACACGATTAAAAAACCAGCCACCTAAAATATACCAATATAAACTGGGGAGGAAAATTATTATGATGAATCAAGGGGCAGCTTTACAAATTGAGAAAGAAATCAGTGTGGAGGAAAGAGTACATAAATTAAGTATCATCATGAAGAAAGCAGAGAACGGTGATCCACAAGCAATTGCACTTTTAAAACAAATTAATGCTTTGACGAAATAAGAGCTTCGGCTCTTTTTTATTTTGTTCAAATTTAAAATTTCACATACCCGAATGAAAGTATTTTATTTAAATATGTATACAGGGGAATTGCATGATATTGAAAGGGATATCGCTATTAATAGCAAAATAGTTATCAATATTACTATTGCTATCTTTATCTTTATCTTATAAACTATCAATAGTAAAATTGCTAGCAATATTAATAGTACTAGCAATATCATTATTGAAAGTTGAGG